CTTGTTGGATCTGCAACAGCAACTGCTGGAACTTCAGCAACAACTATTGATACATTCGCTGTAGCAACATACACAGCTGCTAAATATATCGTACAAATGAAAAAGGGTAACGATATTGAAGTAATTGAAATGCTTGTAGCAGTAGATGGAGCAAATAACGTTTACGTAACAGAGTACGCTGATGTAATCAGCAATGCTCAACTAGGAACAACAGATGCTGTTTACTCAGCTGGAAACGTTCTTCTTCAAGTTACTGGAGCAGCAGCTGATACTGTTGTTAAGGTAAGCAAGACCTACATCGAAGCATAATTAGGAAAAGAGGCTAGAAGTGGCAACTGTCAATAAAGACTTTAAGGTAAAGCACGGGTTAGATGTAACCCAAGGCGGTACTTTTGGAGGAACTGTTACAGTTGCTACTCCTACCGAAAATACACACGCAGTAACAAAGCTTTATGTAGATAACTTAATAGGAGCAGCAACTCCAATTGTTCCTACTGAATCATCTGCCCCAGTTTCTCCAGTAGATGGACAGCTATGGTTTGATACAGTATCACAACATCTATCTATTTATTCTACTGATGCTGCTGAATGGATTATGATTGCTACATTTTCAGATACCGCTGATCTTAGACAACACATTCACGATACCGCAATTGATGGAACTGGATTAATTGTTTCCATATTTCAAGATGCAGGGTTTTATGATTCAATATTCACATCTACCGAAATTGCTGGGTTTTATGATTCAGCATACTGGAATAATAGTTACGACGGCGGAAGTCCATTAGATAATTTTAGTTAATTATCTGATATAATAGTAAAAGGTCTGGGAGGACATAAATATGGCAACAAGAATGCAACAGCGTAGGGGTACAGCAGCACAATGGATCTCTACTAACTCTGGCAACGGTCCTATCCTAAACGCAGGAGAAATCGGGTATGAAACCGATACAAACAAATTTAAAATTGGTGACGGTACAAATCACTGGCTAAACCTTGACTACTTTATCGATGCTAATTCAACAGCAAATCCATCATTTGGTTCAAGCATTACATTTGAGGGCGCAACAGACAATGCATATGAAACTACTCTTGCAGTAACTGATCCTACTGCTGATCGCACTATTACACTTCCAAATGCTACAGGAACAGTGGTTCTTGCTGACGGTAGCGGTAACGTAACAGTATCAGGAGACTTAACAGTATCAGGAACTACAACTATTATTAACAGTACAGTTCTTGAAGTTCAAACTGAAATTAAATTTGAAGGTACTACAGCAAATGGATTTGAAACCATTCTTCAGGTTGTAGATAAAACAGCAGATATAACTATTACATTCCAAGATGCTACTGGAACAGTTGCCTTACTTGATACCACTCAAACATTGACTAATAAAACAATTAACCTAACTTCAAACACTTTAAACACTACTCTTGCTCAATTAAATACAGCAGTATCTGATGCCGATGTTGCTTCACTTGCTGGAGCAGAAACCCTTACTAACAAAACTTTAACTTCTCCAAATATTAATGAAGCAGTTGCCCTTACAGCAACAGCTACAGAGCTAAATGTTCTTGATGGGATTACTTCATCTACAGCTGAGCTAAATATTCTTGATGGCGTTACTGCAACTGCAGCACAAATAAATGTTCTTGCATCTTTGACTTCATCTGCAACAGAATTAAACATTCTTGATGGCGCAGTATTGTCAACAGCAGAACTCAATTATGTAGACGGAGTTACTTCAGCAATTCAAACACAGTTAGACGCTAAGCAAGCAATTGTTACTAATGTGTCAGATACTGAAATTGGATACCTAGATGGCGTTACTTCAGCTATTCAAACACAATTAAACGGAAAGCAAGCAACTGTTGCTAATGTTTCAGATGTTGAAATTGGATACTTAGATGGTGTTACTTCAAGCATTCAAACACAGATGGATGCTAAAGCACCACTAGCCTCACCAACATTTACAGGTACTGTAACATTGCCTTCTGGCACTGTAACAAGCACAATGATTCTTGATGGCACAATTGCAAATGCAGATATTAATGCAGCAGCAGCAATTGACTGGACAAAACTTGCAATATCTTCAACAGTTTCTTCAACTGAAATTGGATATGTAGACGGAGTTACCTCAGCTATTCAAACTCAATTAGATGCAAAGTCACCTCTTGCATCACCTACTTTCACAGGAACAGTAAACGCAGCAGACCTTACTCTCTCTGGAAACTTAACAGTTAACGGAACTACAACAAACCTTAACTCAACTAACCTTGTTATTGAAGACAAAAATATTGTTCTTGGAGACACAGGAACCCCTACTGATACCACTGCAGACGGTGGCGGAATTACACTTAAGGGCGCAACTGATAAAACCTTTAACTGGGTAGATGCAACAGATTCTTGGACTTCTTCAGAGCACATTAACCTTGCTTCAGGAAAAGATTTAAAGGTAAATGGAACCGCAGTTATTAGCTCAACAGCTGGTGGTTTTATATTTACAGACGGAACACAAACTCTTGAAGGAGTTCCATCACGTACACCTATTATTCAAAAGACAGCATCATACACACTTTCAGCACTAACTGAAAGAGATGATTTAATTGAAATGGGTTCTGCTTCAGCAATGACTCTTACAATTCCACTAAACTCAGCAGTAGCCTTTCCAGTCGGAACCTCAATTGATATCCTTCAAACCTCAACAGGTCAGGTAACAATTGCAGGAGATGCTGGAGTAACAGTAAACTCAACACCAGGATTAAAATTAAGAACACAATGGTCAACTGCAACTCTTTTCAAGAGAGCAACAAACACTTGGGTTGTTTACGGCGATCTAACAGCGTAATAAGGGGATAAAGTAAATGGCTAAAAAGACTGGTAAACGTTCAGCAGCATCAAATGACTTTTTAGAGCCATTAAATGTAACAGGCTTAACAGCTTCAAATGTTGGTACATCCCGTCCTTATTTAGCAACCGCAAACACTACTTCAGCAGCTTCTGCAGCAGGCACAGGTGCTGCCGCAAGCCTTGCTTGGACTCTTCCAGCCTTGTCTCCAGCAGCAACATCTTATACAATTACCAGTACACCAGCTACATACACTGTTACAACAGGTAGTGCAACTGCTTCGTATACTTTTCAAGGGCTTGCTTCAAATACAGCGTATACATTTTTAGTTAGACCTTCTAATGCTGCAGGTACCGCAACAGGAACAACATCTGGTTCTGTAACTGTAACAACAGTTCCTGCTCAAATGTCTGCACCAACACCTACCGCAGGCATTAATCAAAACTCAATTGCTTTTACAGCACCCGCAACTGGTGGTAGCGCTATTACTAGCTTTACCGTAACAGGATCTGATGCTACTACTGGCTCAGGTGCCACTTCTCCAATTGTTATTGCCGACACCGCAGGAACATCACAGACTTATACAGTTACCGCAACAAATGCTAACGGAACATCTGTTGCGTCTGCTGCGTCTGGATCAGTTACTACATTGGCCCCGTTCTTCCCACCTTTCTTCCCTCCATTCTTCCCGTTCTTCCCATTCTTCCCACCTTTCTTCCCTCCATTCTTCCCGTTCTTCCCGCCATTCTTCCCACCATTCTTCCCACCATTCTTCCCGTTCTTCCCACCGTACTTCCCATTCTTCCCACCTTTCTTCCCACCATTCTTCCCACCGTACTTCGCACCAGCATGTAATGGTTACGGATCATGCTGCGGAAACTGTTGTGGAGGATTATATGATGCCACATTCTGTTGTGGTGGTTGTGTAAGAGCATGTGTATCATCTCCAGGTGGAGACAGCTGTTAAAGTACTAGTAATATTAAATTCAATATGCTATACTAGTATTAATTAATTTATAAAGGAGAAAATATGTTATATACAAAATTTGACAATTTTACAACACCAGCTAAATTAGCTTTTGTTTTAAATAATAAAGTTGAAAAAGTTACAGAAATGCCAAAAGGTCTTGTTTATATGTTTTTAGAATCTGAATCAATTTCAGATTTAACTGAAGAAGTTAGAGCTTCTACAGGAAATGACAAATATTTTGTAATTGAACTGCATGGATCGGGATATAATCCTCACAGAATTACATGTGATGAAGGAATGTATTCTATGGTTTTAAGCAACCCAACATATGTAGAAATACCAGAAGAATTAGATGTTCAAGTTGGATGGTCTTACGATGGAACAACTTTTTTAAACTAAAAGGATAATATAAATGTCTGAAAAAACTTTATGGCAACAATATAAAGAAAAAAATCAACACATAATTAATGATACTGAATCTAAAACTGTAAAACCTTGGGACTTATTAAACCCAAATACTGATTATGCAGAAGACTTAGTAGCAAAAGATAGGCTATCTATATGTCAATCATGTCCAGAGTTAATTAAATTAACATCTCAATGTAAAAAATGTGGTTGTTTTATGAAATTAAAAACTAAACTTCTTCACGCAACTTGTCCTTTAGATAAGTGGTAGCTCTTGCCCTATCTTGTCTTAATTAGCTTTTTTATGCTATAATAAATTATAACTTTAAAAGATGGGGATCTTATGGATATTTATAATGAAAACGAAAATCATTGGTTTACAAAAGATAGGTCTGAAACAGTTTCAGGTAGAGTTAAAAGATTAATGCCTCAAAACAATATTTCTATTAGTAATCCAGGATTAGGACTAAACATTTATCATAATGTTTTTTCTAAAGATGATTCAGAAAGATATATCAATACTCTTGAGCACAATCTTTCAGGAGATAAAAAATATAAATGGTCTGAGGCACAAGTAACAAATTCTGATGTGCCAATTAAAAAAGCAAGGGACTGCGTAGATTTTAAATATAAACAAGAAAACCTTGGCCTAAGAGACGAATCAAATGAAGATTTAATTGATCTCCATGAAGAAATATATCAGAAGTTAAAAATGTGCGTAGATGATTATGCACACTATTGGGGTATAAATGTTACATATTATGAAGCATTTAACTTTGTAAAGTATGAGGGTGAAGGAACTCACTTTAATATTCATGCTGATCATGGCCCTGCCTATAACTGTACAGTCTCTGCGGTAATCTATATTAATGATGATTACGAAGGCGGAGAAATTAAGTTTCCAAGATTAGATAATTTTGTTCATACTCCAAAAGTTGGAGATATAGCTATATTCCCTTCAAACTATATTTATGAACATGCCTCTTTGCCAATGAAAACAGGAACAAAATATTGTGTTGTTATTATGACAGATATTAATGAACTGAGCCATTAATGAACAAGTTGGCAATTTTTAGATCTTTTAGGCCTTGGCTAAATAAGGATAGTGTTTCTGTTCCAGCACCAACACAAAATGTTATTCCTCAATGGTATAAAGATGCAGACAGATTTGCAAAAAATCCAATTAACAATGAATATTATAATGCACCAAAAGAAACTTGCCCCTTTCCAAAAGACGGCACAGCAGATGATTATGGAAAAATTCCTACATGGAAAGCATGTCCAGCAATTATGGATGCATTTTCAACAGGGTATGTTTTTAAAACTCCTTGCGACTTAGTATTTTCTAAAAATACACAAGGAGTTATTGGTGTAAAAATTGAAGATAAAAGATATCAAGATTTTTGTACACAAAGACCTCCAATGCCACAGTTTGAGCACCCAAAAGGATTCTATCAGCATCATTTTGCCTGGAGTTCAGATTGGGGACTTGAGCTTCCAGAAGGTTACAGTGCGCTATTTATGACACCAATGAATAGGTTTGATTTACCATTTTTAAATACAACAGGGATTGTTGACTCAGACAAGGTTCATTTGCTTGGAAGCTTTCCATTCTTTATTGCAGAAGGTTGGGAAGGAACAATTCCAGCAGGCACTCCATACCTACAAGTCTTACCATTTAAAAGAGAAAACTGGAAAAGTGAAGTAGAGATATTAGGACAGGCTGAGATTTATGATAAAATGTTTAACAACATGAAGTTTTATAGACAGCCCGACGGCGGGGTATATAAAAATAAAGTTTGGTCAAGACGAGAATACAAATAAGGAGAATAAAATGGAAACATGGACAGAAAAAATAGACCTTGGCGATGGAATTTTTTGCTACAAGGGCGTAATTAAAAAAGAAATTGATGTAATAAAAAGACTTGAAGATAATCTTAAACCAGAAGGAGATACCACTGGTTACAGCTGGCAACCTGCGTATGTAGGTTACAAGCAACTAATGCCAGACTATCGAGATTGTAATGATTTTAAGTTTAAGAAAACAGATATTGAAAATGATAAAAGTCAAGTCAGTTTAAACCTTCAATCACTTTGGCAAGACCTTTATGATGTAAAATTACCAGCAGTAGAAGATTATTGCAGAATGTATAATATTCATAATTTAAAATATTGGGAAGCTTTTAATTTTATTAAATATGGTCAAGGTCAACACTTTATGGAACATCACGATCATGGTTTTTCTTATAACTGTACTGTTTCTTTAGTTTCATACGTCAATGATGATTATGAGGGCGGAGAACTTTTTTTTAGACTACAGAACCTAAAAGTCAAAGCAGAGGCTGGGGATTTATTTATTTTCCCATCAAACTTTATGTATCCACATCAAGCCATGCCAGTAACTTCTGGAACTAAATACTCTATTGTGACAATGCTTGATTACAGCAAAAAGTTTCATACTCCAGAGATGTATAGCGCAGATTCTGACTAATGTTTAATATCTCAGTTGAAAAAACACAAGGAGCTTTGTTTGATATTAAGCCCATGTCAATTAAAAGAGATTGGATGGATGTAACATCAGAAGGCCATGCCTATAGATGTTTTCCAGTAACCCAATCAAACGTAATTGGCTGGAGCCTTTCTTGTGTAGAGGATATTGAGTTTATTTGGGATGGAGTTAATGATCAAACTCCAGATCGTATTAAAATATTCAGCCCATCGGGAGCATATTCTGGAAGAGGTCAATCTTCTATAAGTTTAAATACGGGTTTAGTTTTTAGAACAGACAAAGATGTAAGTATTTTTACTATTAATCCAGTAAATTATTTTAGTGATGAGTTTGAAACAATGTCATCATTAATGAGCACTTCTTTTTATGACAATCCTCTGCCTTTAGCTATTAAGGCAAAAGTAGCAAACAAAAAAGTAGTTATCAAAGCTGGAACCCCAGTTGCTACAATAATTCCTATATCTTTGTCAAATTTAAACGGTACAAATATTGAAATTGTTAACTACCAGGATAATGATAGAACAAGATTAGAAGCCAATATGTCCTATGGTAGCGCAGCACAAGAAATAAATAAAATTGGAAAATGGACAGACTGGTATAGAGATGCGGTAAATGAAAAAGAAGAAACCCAAGGGTCTCATGAGGTAAAAACATTAAAACTAAGCGTAACAGATAATACGAAGGGTGATATAATATAAAAATGGAACAAAACAAAGACTCATATACAGTAGTAAAAAGAACACCATCTATAACTCCATCTGGATGGTTTGGAGATAGTAAAGACATGATTGTCGAGCTAGAAAATTTTATGACTTCAGAAGAAATAGAGTTTCTTGAAAAAGCTGCAAAGTCTTTAACAATTTGGGATGTAACAGAAAGCCATATGAATGAAAATGGAACTGTTACCTATGACTCAGATTACTGGAAAGATAGGGTTGCTACTCAACCAACCTTAGACAAAAATGATCCAAATATATCTCCAATAATTGCAGGGTTATTTCAAAGGTTAAGACCAATTATTGAAGAATTTTATAAAGTAGAAGTTCATCCAACTGGAACAACTATTGTTAAGTGGCTTCCAGGACAACTTCAAAATCCTCATGCTGATAAAGAACTTCATGAAGGACCAGATGCTGGAACTCCAAACGATTTTCCTAACTATGATCTTTCTAGTTTGTTTTATTTAAATGACGATTACGAAGGTGGAGAGTTATACTTCCCACTACAAGGTGTGCAGTTTAAACCTAAAAAGGGTGCTGCTTATTTTTTTCCAGGAGATAAAAACTATATTCATGGAGTAACTGAGATTAAGAGTGGTTTAAGATTTACATGCCCATTTTTTTGGGAGATTACAAAGCATACAGGAGATAGGCAACCTTAATATGAATGACAAACATCTTGAAGCAATAGAGATATACCCTAATATTCTTGTATATAAGAATATGTTTAAAGATGTTTCAAAATCTTATAAAGTATTAACAGATTCATTTACAGAAACAGAAGACAGACTTTTTAGTCCTTGGACACAATGGTCTATTTTTGGAGATTATCTAAATCCAATAATTCCTAATTTTTCTATGTCAGATAAGTATGGAAATTTAAAAAATATAGAAGCATCGACACCAGTTCAAGAAGATCAAAAAAACTTTGGTATAGAGATGATGGAAAATTTTCACTTAGTTACAGAAGATTATATTAAAAGATACAACATTGATATAGATCTAAATGAAACATCTTTAGATGAACATGGGCACTCTGTCCCAACTTGGAGATGGACAGGTGGAACAATAGGTAAGTATCATATAAGTAGCGAAGATGAGCAAGTTGGAATGAGATATCATTCAGACTATCAAAGAGAGCAGGGTTCTGCTCCAGGCTATAAGTTTGTTATAACATGTACAATATATTTTAATGATGACTATGAGGGTGGAGAGATTGACTTTGCAATGGGAGATAAGCTTGTAAAATACAAACCAGAAGCAGGAGATCTATTAGTTTTTCCATCAGGACACCCAGACTATCTTACAGAGGATGGAATGCCATATCTTCATGGAGTGATGCCATCATATAATAAAAATAAAATTTTATCAAGAATGTATTGGCAAAAATATCAAAAAGGAACTGATGAATGGTATGCAAAAGAAAAAGAATTTGGAAAAGAAGTTTGGGCTAGTATGCAGCCAGAATTAGAGGAAAAGTTTAGACAAGAGCATCCTCAAAGAACTACAATAGAAAATGGAGTAAGAATACAATGAATCTAGAAAATAAAAAAAGAATAACAAAAGATATAGTTATTTATGAAAACTTTATAAGCAAAGAAGATTGCAAAAAAATGATTCAAGCCTTAGATGCTCAAGCAGATAACGGTGCAATTTCTTGGATGCCTATTTCATTTTATGAGTCATACTCCTCTGTACTTCCACAAGACAATGATCAAGAATTGATTGATGCTGGACTATCTCCAACTATATTTTCAGACATTGAAAAAACAATGCCAGAGGCAATCGCCTCAGTCCATGACCTTGATCCAAAAACAATTTCTAAGATTGGATATCACACACAAAAGTGGGAGCCAGGAGCATACGCAAGAATACACTCAGATAATACAGATGCTGAAGGTAATTCAGGCGCTTTTACAAGAAGCCGATATGCAGGCTTTTTATATCTTAATGATGATTTTCAAGGAGGACTACTTAAGTTTCCAGGTCAAGACATAGAAATTAAGCCAGAAGTTGGAATGCTTGCTGTTTTTGACGGGGGATTTAACAACATGCACGAAGTCTCATTAATAGAAAGTGGAGTAAGATATACCATAGGATCTTTCTGGGATGATAGAGAAGAAGATGCTTATCCACAAGAATTAAGAGATGCCTGGGCTGCAGAAATGAAAGAGACTAGAGCAAAACAAGAAATTGAAAGAGCAGAATGGCAAGATCTTTTAAAAGAAGGCTGGAAGCTAGATGCTGAAGGAAATAAATACAAGGTAGAGGATCTAGAAAACAATGCCTAATTTCTTAACAGATATATTAAAAGAAAATAATTTTCAGGTTGAAGAAGTCACTGATGACATTGTTTTAGTTAAAGATTTTTTTTCTAAAGATGAATTAGATAAGGTTTTTGAAGTTATAAACTCAACTCCAAATGAAGAATGGTTTATAGAATATCATGCTAACTTAAAAAACTTTTGTATGCAAAAATTTGGTAGAGATGATGTTGATAATTTGGTTGCAGAAGGTAAATTTGAAATAACTCAAAACTGGCAAGATAAAAATTTAAACATAGCACAATATCCTTTTCAAAAACATTTGTTTGATAGATTAAATAATTTAGTTCAAATTGTTGATGACACAATAGAATTAAGTGGTTTTGCAACAATTCAAAGAATGCAGGAAGGTGTTGAGTTAAAAGCGCATACCGACCAAGATACAGATCCATCAATAAGATATGCTGCCATTTTGTATTTAAATGATGATTATGTTGATGGAGAATTATTTTTCCCAATTAATGGTTTAGAGTTTAAACCAGAACCTGGAACAATGCTTATTTTTCCAGGAAACGCAGAGTATAATCATGGAGTTAAACATGTTGGCGCAGGCCCAATTAGATACGTGCTGGTTGGGTTTATTAAAGAAAAAGGATTTTATGAGAAGAATAGATACTAAGGGAGAAATAAATGAATAAAGAAATACTAGATCCAAAAACATATTACTATACTGATGCTATTGAAGATTTTGATACTTTTAAAAAAGTTTGGAAAGAGTTAGATACCCTTGAACAGTATACAGAGTCAGGCGTAAATGTTTGGAATCCTTGGACATCTTCTAATGATAAAACTTTTATTTATGGAGAAACAAAAACTTTTGATATTAATTCAATAAACAATATTAGTGGAGAAGTAGCAGAAAAAAGTAAATATATATATGACGCTATTATGACTACAATGTATAATGTCTGTAAAGACTATGCATCTTCTTTAGGTGATTTTGACGAGCCCAGACTTTTTCCAACATTTAACATTAAAAAATATAATACTGGTATGGCAATGGGAGCACACTTTGATCAATTAGATGGTGATAAAACATTAAGATATTCACTAGTGATGTATCTAAATGATGACTGTGAAGGCGGAGAAATCTCTTTTCAATTAAAAGACTATGACGGTGGATGGACAAGCTCAGAAGGTTGGGTAAGTGGCGCACCAGCAGTAGATTTAGATTATGATCTTGCAGTTGAAAACAAAGCAATTAGTTTTGGTGTAAAGCCTAAAGAAAACAGCGTTGTGATATTTCCAGCATATGCTCCATATTTTCACACGGCACATATAGTTAAGTCTGGTGTAAAATATATGGTTCCTGGTCACTGGATCCATAACAACATGGAGCTTAATAATAGTCAGAGCATGTAATTGAAAACTGCTATTGTTACTGGGGCAAGCAAAGGCGTAGGGCTAGCAACAGTTAAACGACTGTCTGAAAATGGCTATAAAGTTATTGCTGTTTCAAGAAACCTATCTAAAGTGTCTGAGTTAATATCTGATAATGTTGAGGTATATAACTTAGATATTACAGACTCTAAAGCAATAGAGGTATTCTTTGAAAAATACAAAGATATCACTTTAGATCTTTTGGTTAATAATGCTGGAGGAGGATCAGGTCCAACTTACATTATTAATGAAACTCCAGAAAACTTTAGAAAAGCTTATGATATAAATGTCACTGGGCCTATGTATTTATCTCAACTATTTGCACCATGTATGGAAAGGTCAGAATCGCCAACTATTATTTTTGTTACATCTTTTGGTGGTAAAGTACCATATCGTGGTGGAGGAAATTACACAAATGCTAAAAGAGGTGAGCGTGGTTTGATTGATACAATGAGACTTGAGTTCCCTCAATTTGGTATTAAGATTACAGAAATCTGTCCAGCAACTATTGATACCCAAGAACAAAAACGGGATCAAGCATTAACCGCAGAAGATTTAGCAGAAGCAATTTACTGGGTGGGATCATTACCAAGTCACGTCAATATAAATGAAATTGAAATGTGTCACATTCATAGTAGCAAGTATGGCTAACTATTTTATTTATAACACTTTCGTTATATAAAAGTACTAACTATAAACAATAACTTTATACATTAAAACTGAGCGTAGAATTGTTTTTAATTCTATGCTATACTTAGGACTACTTCCGATTCTACGAAGTACTCAACCAATATTAGAAAGGTGGCATACTTAAATGTCAGATGTTTTTTCGTTTCGCTTATCAGAGGATTTTGTAAATAAATATAGTAATACTCCAGCACCGTTTGGATTTTCAGATGCGGGTAGCAACTCTTTAGGAGAAATTACTTTTATCAGAACATATTCTCGTGTTAAAGAAGATGGAACTAAAGAACGTTGGCACGAAGTTTGTCGTCGTGTAATTGAGGGTATGTATTCAGTTCAAAAGAATCATGCTAAAGATAATAGACTTCCTTGGAATGACAATAAGTCACAGAAGTCAGCACAAGAAGCTTTCCAAAGAATGTTTGAATTAAAATGGACACCTCCAGGCAGAGGTCTTTGGGCTTTCGGAACTCCAATGACTATGGAGAAAATAAACTCAGCCTCACTGCAAAATTGTGCGATGGTTTCTACCCGTGATATTGATCGTAATGATCCAGGTGCTCTTTTTGCTTGGGTGATGGATGCTTTAATGTTAGGAATTGGAGTAGGGTTTGACACCTTGGGACAAGATAAGCAAATGCCTATCTATGCCCCTACAGAGCCAGTTTCTACCTATGAAATTCCTGATACCCGTGAAGGCTGGGTAGAGTCTGTACGTCTTTTAATTAATTCATTTCTACGCCAAAATCAATCTATTCAAGAATTTAACTATGACCTTATCCGTCCTCTAGGATCAGCCATTAAAGGCTTTGGTGGGGTCGCTAGCGGTCCAGAACCATTAATTCAACTACATATACGCATACGCAATGTCATTGGCTCTAGAGCAGGAGAAGTACTAGATAGTCGTGCAATTGTTGACATTGTTAATCTTATTGGAACATGTGTTGTTTCTGGAAATGTTAGACGTTCTGCTACTTTGGCTTTAGGAACACCAGAAGACAATGGTTTTATAAATTTAAAGAATCCAGAAGTATTTCCTGAAAGAAATTCATTTGATCCAGAAAAACCAGGCTGGGCATGGATGTCTAATAATTCTATTTCTGCTACTGTTGGCACTAAATATGAAGACTATGTTGATTTAATTGCCGATAATGGTGAGCCAGGATTTATTTGGTTAGATGTTGCAAGAGAATATGGTCGTTTAGCAGATGTACCAGATTATAAAGATTCCCGTATCATGGGATTCAATCCTTGTGCGGAGCAGCCATTGGAGTCATACGAACTTTGTACACTTGTAGAAGTGCACTTAAATCGTCATGAATCCAAGGAGGACTTCCTCAAGACATTGAAATTTGCGTATCTTTATGGAAAGACTGTTACGCTTATGCCAACACATTGGCAGCAAACAAACGGTATCATGCAAAGAAATAGACGTATTGGAACATCTCTAACTGGAATTGCATCTTTCGCAGATACCTATGGATTACCAACAACTCGTGAATGGATGGACGAAGGGTATCAAAAGATTCGTTACTATGATCACAAATACTCAGAATGGCTATGCGTTAGAGAGTCTGTTCGTGTAACAACAGTTAAACCATCAGGATCTGTATCGTTATTATCTGGAGCAACTCCAGGAGTTCACTGGGGTCCAGGTGGAGAGTTCTACCTAAGATCTATTCGTTTTGGCAACACAGATCCAATGCTTCATTTGTTTAAAGCAGCGGGATATAAAATTGAAGACGATGTAGTATCAGCTAATACATCTGTAGTATATTTCCCAGTAGCATCTGGTCATAAAAGATCAGAAAAGGAAGTTAGCCTATTTGAAAAGATTGGTTTGGCAGCTACTGCTCAAAAGTACTGGTCAGATAATGGAGTTTCTGTTACTCTTTCTTTTGATAAAGAAACAGAAAAGAAGTTTGTCGCACCAGCCCTAAATATGTACGAAGGACAGCTAAAGGCAGTTTCTTTCCTTCCAATGGGAAACAAGACTTATCCACAGCAACCATATACAGAGATAACAAGAGAAGAATATAACTCTTATGTGGGTACAATTGGTAAGATTGACTGGTCTGCTATCTATGATGGAGTTGAAAATCTTGAGGCAGAAGGAGAGTCTTATTGCTCTACTGATGCTTGTGAGATTAAACTTTATTAACCCTTAGCCTGCTATAATAAGGGGTAGGAGATATATGTCTAACCCATCTAATTTATATGCAGAAAAAATTTACTCAGAGCACCCTCTGGTACTTTGGGCACTAGACGATCAAGCAGATTATGTAAGTTTAATTACTGATGCACAAAGGAATGTAGCATCTCTTTGGGATGACACAGAATCCTGTACTTTAAGTTCTGGGTCAGCACCTGCAGGAGAACCTTTTCCTGATAGTTTTACAAGCCTAGTGTCTTGCAATGTTCCAGCAGGGGCATCTGGGGAATCAATTATATTAAGTCCAGATATTGATAATTTCCAAAACCTTAATACAACATTAGGAACATTTTCTATTGGTTCTTATTTTTATATTGATAGCTTATACATTGATGCTATTTCTATTGGATACGAATATACAGATACCACTACTCTAGAAGTAGTTCAAAAGTTTAAAAATTTTACAAATCTAACATATCAGTCTTGGTCTTTTATGTCAGAAACTTTTGAGATCCCTGAAGAAAATACAAACTTTAAAATAATTATAAAAATATTAAAGTCTTCAGGCGGAGCAACATCTGCTGACTATAAAGTTTATTTTAATGGAATAACTACAGGACAATGGTCTGAAGAATTTCACAAAGAGTCTTTAGGAGTTACACCAGAATCTTTTCCAGCAACAATTGCAATTGATACAGCAGATACTGTAATTCCAGCAGCAGCCTACGGAGTATCCAGCGACACAGCATATTATTTAGTAAAGAATAATGCTCTTCTTGCAAAAAATACAAGTATTCCATTGGTGTTTGGTGCCTCTGGCTTAACTAAGATTATTCCAAACACATCAAACAAACCTTCATTAATATTCCCAGGCCAAGGATTTTTAAATAAATCTGGGCAGCATAAAGAATATACAGTAGAGTTCTGGGCAAGAATAATTGCAGACTCTCCAGATCCAAAAAGAATATTTGGACCAATTGCTTCTACAGATGGGCTCTATGTAGATTCAGGGTTTTTAACTCTAGTTATTGGTGGCAAATCTAAGTCTCACTTTGTTGGTGAATGGTTTAGGCCAATGCTTATACATATTAGATTAATTAAGAATTCTGTGACGGTATTGGTAAACGGAGAACAAGTAATAGAAATTGCTATTGATACCACATCTCTATCATTACCAGACTTACTAAATGCACAGCTAAAAAGCCAAGACTGGCTTGGATTTTATGCATACGAGAATGTAAGTTTGATTGAAGTAGATTGTCTTGCTATATACTCTTACCAAGTTTCTGTAACTGTTGCTAAACGTAGATGGGTTTATGGCCAAGCTGTATCTTCAGCACAGTCTATTAACTCATCCTATGGTGGAACTTCTGCTTTTATAGATTATTCATTTTCAAACTATACCGCAAACTATAACTATCCAAGCTTTGCACAATGGCAACAGGGAAGCTTTGATAATCTAGAAACAACATCTTTAGAGTTGACAACACCATCTTATAGTTTGCCTAACATATTTTTAGATACTAAAAGTCTAGATGATCTATATACTGATTGTAAAGCAATACAGACAGATCAAGAACCTGGAGCATTTCCACACAAGTTCTTAACCTTTAGACCAAGCTCATCGTGGGCTGGATTAGGAACATACCTTAACTTTTCAAAGTTTAATATTTTAAACGACAAAATTAAATCTATATACGGCGTTTTTAGTAGTACCATTCCATTAGGAATTGGTGGGGATTATTACAATACAACTTTAACAGAATCTCTTGATGCAGGATACTACAATACATCAAGCTGGACAGAATCATATGATGCTGGAAGCATAATTGCAGAAGGAACTACTCAAACATTAATTAAGTTTTATAATACATTAACTAATGACTTTTTTATTGTAAGGATTAATGCAAGCATAATTGAGTACATCTTAAAATATAATGGAACAGAAGAAACAATATACACAACAGAAGAAATTGAGTCTAATCAACTATTTGCAGTTGGAATTAATATTGATGATCTGTCTAATGTTTTTGGAGGAAATGTTTCAGCATTCTTTGGTAATGTAAATGGTCTAAAGATTTACGTTGCTGGAGACGAAACCCCCTCTAATTCATTTTCTGGTAAGATTTACTCATTAGGGTTTACAACAGAACTTAATCACAAATCAATAGCAGATTACTTTAATGAATACGGAGTTGTTAATTTTGACGACTTGTCTGTTGCGGGGGTAACAGAAGAAACAAATGCTATTGCTCTTATAAACCATTTAGCAAGCTATACCTTATTACCAATAGAGGCATATGATGAATTCTTCCTTGATATTGGAGTATCTGGACACTGGCAAGACTACCTTCCACTTTCTTATTTTGCTAAATATGTCAATAATGCACAAGGATTTTCTTTTTATGATTTAGATTTTTTACAGTTTAATCTTGGGTATCCTTCACCGTCTAAACTTTTAGAAAAAGAAACAATTTCTTCTTGGACATATCAACAACTAAAGGAAAGTTATTCAGCACCTATTCAACAAACCTATTACCAGATAGACAATAGCCTTATCACTGGTTGGGACAACTATGAAGATTTATCTCAAAAAGCATTGAAGTACTACGAGTATGACACATCAGAATCTTTTGTTAAAAGCTATGTTACTTTTCAATATATAGCAGAAGGAGCAAACGCTCTTGATGAAACCTTTAATATTAATGTTCCAGCCAAAGAAGGATCAATTATTGATATTGATAACTACCCAGACTGGGCTGCTAGTAAATTTGAAATTGTAGATAATACAATTATTTATCCTAGCAAGTCTGTAGATTTCAATGACTTAGCAGTTGTATATTCTATTGAGTTTAATGTGCGTGGAATTATTAATAGACCAATTAAAATTAAAGAATTAGAGATAGCTTCGCAAGCATTGAGTGATAATGCCTTTAACTCGGTAGGCACTAGGTTTGGAGTTGATCTAGTGCCATACAAAAAATCTGGAATTTATTTTGACTATAAGTCAAAAAATCCTTTTAGTATTTATAAGTCAAGCACACCATACCTTTATTTAACAAAAAATTCTGGAATAGAAGTTCGTGGGGACTTTAACTTTGAAACAAATCGTGGCATTGCTATGCCAATTAATAAAGAATTATCAGATGAATATCGTGTGAGCTCAATGCAAGCTTGGATGTTTGCCAATCAAGATTATTTTTCTGCTTCACCAATTGAAATCTTTGAAATTAAATACAAAGAAGATATTATTAAGTTTTACATGGTTGCAGACAATCCATCTGGATCAAGAGCTAAAATATATGCAACCAGTAGCTTAACTGGAACAGAATATACAGGGCTAACGTATTTCTGGAACGGCATATCAGTTCAAAATCCAGTTATCACAATAAAAGAATGGGGATCTCTAGGATTACAGTTCTCATCTGCACTAAACTTTGACCTATACACTGGCGCAATCAATCTAAATGGTCCAATACTGTTTAACAATATATCTTTCTACCAGGCAAACAATTTACAGACAATCCAGAGCATTGTTACTAGGCCTTGGCAAAAAGTTAATATTCTTGAAGGAGTACAAAAGTTTTGGACATATTGGAGCGAGAACTTTAGTTGGCAAGAAACTCTAGTTGTCTCAAGCTCAGAACTATATGGAGTTAACCCAACAGATGTGTATAAAAACTATCTTGGAACTAATAAAATTATCATTGATGATAATGAAGGCATGACGTTTGATGCTAATAAAATAAAGATATATAGTGATACTGAATGGGATACAAGTACTCTACTACCAGTCTAATATGGTATACTTGAGGTTATGGATTCATTAATAAACCCAAAAACTGGTAAACCAATCGTTAATAACGTACGCAGAAAGGTTATTGACAAACATTATGACTGGGGACTTTATGTATATAAAAAGTCAACAGGTAAGTGGTTTACAGACGGATCAGGCTCAGTTTTGAATATACCTGCACAAAAAGGTGACATAAGTAAGATCGCAGAGCTAAAAAGAGAAGCAATCTCCTATGGAGATGACGGTCAAGGCACCGCAGTCTTTGTTCCTGGTTTGACAAGGGTAACAGAAGAAGAATATTCAGAGCAAAAGGACAGAATGAAGCAAGGATTAATTCCTTCCCTAAATGACCTTGGTGCCATAGATGCAGCACAAAAAACTTTAAGGATGTATGGCGATGAGGGATAGTTCTGATTACGTTAGTGCAAAACTAAATACACAAGAACAAGAAGAGAACATTTTTCATGCCCAAGACCCATTTAATAAAACTTGGGATGACTTAAAAGATCTTGGCGGTATCAATCAAAACTTTAAGAGAAGAACTGTTAGGCTTTTAAACAAGGCTGCTGAAATGACTCCAGCATATCTGGACTCAGCAAATGCTCAGTCATCAGGAGTTGACGGTACTGGAACAAAGGGTATTAATCCTGGAACAGTATACCGAAATGGATATGGTTTGTTTGATATTATTACTCCACCATACAACATGTATGAGCTTGCAAACTTTTATGATACATCTTTTGCTAACCATGCTGCTATTGATGCCAAGGTAGAAAATGTTGTAGGTCTTGGATATCGTTTTGATATTTCAGACAGAACATCTTTACGCCTTGAAACTTCAAGTGATGAGCAAGCATCTGCTCGTGCTCGAAAAAGAATTGAGCGCATGAAGATTGAGCTTCGTGATTGGCTAGAGAATTTAAATGATGATGACTCATTTACAAAGACTATGGAAAAAGTTTATATAGACTTAGAGGCAACAGGAAATGGTTTCATTGAAATAGGAAGAACTGTTGAAGGCGACATCGGATACCTAGGTCATATTCCAGCAACTACTGTTCGTGTTCGTAGATTAAACGATGGCTTCCTTCAGATTATTGGTCAGCAAGTAGTTTACTTTAGAAACTTTGGGGCTAAGAACCAGAACCCAGTTACTGTAGATACTAGACCAAATGAGATTATCCATATTAAGCAATACTCACCACTAAATACGTTTTATGGTGTACCAGATATTGTTGCTGCTTTTCCATCTTTGATTGGTGACAAGTTAGCATCGCAATACAACATTGACTACTTTGAAAATAAAGCGGTACCACGGTATATCATTACTTTAAAGGGTGCCAAGCTAAGTGCAGATGCAGAAGACAACATGTTTAGATTCTTACAGACTGGACTAAAGTCTCAATCCCATAGAACCCTGTACATACCACTTCCTGGAGATACAGATCAAAACAAGGTTGAGTTCAAAATGGAGCCAATTGAAAATGGTATCCAAGACGGATCATTTAAAGAATATAGAAAGCAAAATCGTGATGATATCTTGATTGCTCATCAGGTTCCAATCTCTAAACTTGGTGGTTCTGATTCTGGTATTGCAGCAGCCCTATCTCAAGATCGTACATTTAAAGAGCAGGTTTCACGACCAGCACAGCATCATCTTGAAAAAATTATCAATAAGATCATCAAAGAAAAAACAGATATTCTAGAGTTAAGGTTTAATGAGCTGACTCTTACAGATGAAATTGCTCAGTCTCAAATTCTTGAACGTCTTGTTAAGACTCA